GGGATCTCATCATGCGTGTGACACCTTTTTTATGCCGACTTCATCGCAGCGCTTTCCGCCACATAAGCCGGGTTGCCGACGTTGGTCGGCATAACCAGGACATCGGCGTAATGCTGTTGCCATCCGGTGGCCTGGACCATCTGCTCGAGCGTTGCCCCCTCCGGACGCTGGAGCAATTCGATCAGGGTGGCCTGCTTGGTGCCCTCTCGTTTGGAGGGTGTTGCCTTGGCTTCGATCGCAATGCCAAGGGCGCTGCGCCCTGTGTCTGTGATTGCAAATCGCGTGGTGCCGTCCTCGGCTTGGCTGTGGGCGGCAATGAGATTGGCGTTGGCCAGGGATGTCAAAACCTTAAGCCGCGCACCCCCTTTGAGATTGGCCGGGAAGTCGGCCAGCAAGTGCTCTGGATGCTGGGCCGCTGCGGTGAGCAGTTTGGTTTGGGTCTCGGAGAGTTTCATGGTTTTTCCTTTAAAAAATGGTGATGTGATGAACGCTTCATTCCGCTCGCTTATCAAGCGATTTCTGAATCTTTTTTCTTCCCCTGTTGCTTCTTCGTCTGTGCCTGCAGGCCAGCTTGATAAGCCGCTTGCAGAGCTGCCTCAATCCCCCAAACCGACACGTCGTGAAAGTCCAGCCGGTCCGAGTTCTGCGTCTGCAGCGTCTGGACAAAAAGGTGCTCGCGTGCGATCTGCTCCAAAAGGCAAGAAGGCGCGTTGATGGCGTTGGTGGTTTTCTTGTGGTTCATGCGGCGCTCCAAAAAACGTTGATTGATGACCGTATGAACGCTTCATTTCCGAACAACATCAAGTCAATTTCTTAGCCAGACTCTTTCACTTGGGTATGACCGATCGACTCTCAATTCGGGCCTATGCGCGCCACCGAGGGGTGTCCGATACGGCGGTGCGCAAGGCCATCGAGGCCGGGCGGATCACCCCCAACGCAGACGGCACGATCAATGCGGCGCAAGCCGACGCTCAATGGAGCAAAAACACAGATGCCGCGCAGCAACGGGGCAAACACAAGCCCGTCTCCAATGAGGCGATTGCGGGAATACGGGAAACGCTGGGTGAATCAGCGGGCGCGTTTGAACCCAAAGGCGGTGGCACCACCTTGCTGCAGGCCAAGACCGCCAATGAGGTGCTCAAGGCGCAGACCAATCGGGTGCGACTGGCCCGGCTCAAAGGCGAGTTGGTCAATCGTGACCAGGCCGTCGCACACGTTTTCAAGATGGCGCGCGCCGAGCGCGATGCCTGGTTGAACTGGCCTGCGCGGGTGGCTGCGCAGATGGCCGCTGACCTCAATGCCGATGGGCATACCTTGCATGTGCTGCTGGAAAAAGCCGTGCGCAATCACTTGATCGAACTGGGCGATTTGGCCGTTCGATTGGACTGAGCCCTACTCGGGCTTGAGGCTTTACGGAATGCAGGAATGTGTTGGAACACTATGACGGATTTGATGCCATTGCTGAGGCGTGGCGCGAGGGGCTCACCCCCGACCCACTGCTGACCGTGTCTGAATGGGCCGACCAGTACCGAGTGCTCTCGGGTAAGTCGGCCTCGGAGCCGGGCAAGTGGCGAACCAATCGCACGCCCTATCTAAAGGAGATCATGGACTGTCTCTCGCCGATGTCTCCTGTCGAGCGGGTGGTGTTCATGAAAGGTGCGCAGGTTGGCGGCACGGAGTGCGGCAACAACTGGATTGGCTATGTGATCCATCTGGCACCTGGCCCGATGATGGCTGTTGCGCCGACGGTCGAAATGGCCAAGCGCAACTCCAAGCAACGGATTGATCCACTCATTGAAGAGAGTCCGACGCTCTCTAGCTTGATCGCCCCCGCAAGGGCGCGCGATTCGGGAAACACCATCCTGGGCAAAGAGTTCCGTGGTGGCGTGCTGGTGATGACGGGCGCAAACAGCGCCGTGGGCCTGCGCTCGATGCCGGTGCGCTATTTGTTTTTGGATGAGGTTGATGGCTACCCGGGTGACGTTGAAGGAGAAGGCGATGCGATTGCACTGGCTGAGGCTCGAACCCGAACCTTTGCACGCAGAAAAATTTTCATCGTCTCAACGCCAACAATTTCTGGATCGTCTCGCATCGAGCGAGAGTACGAACAAACAGACCAGCGCCAGTTCATGGTCCCGTGCCCGCACTGCGAGCATGAACAAGTCCTGGCCTTCGAACAACTGATCTGGGAAAAAGGACTGCCCGAGACGGCGCACTACAAGTGCGAGTCGTGCGAGCAGCCCATCTACGAATACCAAAAGACCGAGATGCTGGAACGGGGTCGATGGCAATCGTCGATCCCTGACTACGTTGGCAAAACGGTGGGGTTTCACCTGTCCAGTCTGTACAGCCCTGTGGGCTGGCGCAGTTGGGCCGACATCGCCGCAGCGTGGGAAGCGGCACAAGGATCAGCAACTGCCTTGAAAGCATTCAAAAACACAGAGCTGGGCGAGACCTGGGTCGAGCAAGGCGAAACCCCCGAGTGGGAGCGTTTGCTTGAGCGCCGTGAGGACTACCGGATCGGCACCGTCCCACTGGGGGCGGTTTTGCTGTGCGCCGGGGTGGACGTTCAGAAGGACCGCATCGAGGTTTCTGTCTGGGCATTCGGTCGGGGCAAAGAAGCCTGGCTGGTGGAACACCGTGTGCTGGCAGGCGACACCTCCCGCGATACGGTCTGGCAGCGACTGCGTGAAATGCTTGATGAGTCGTGGACGCATGCGTCTGGGGTTCAGTTGCGCCTCACTCGAATCGGTCTGGACACGGGCTTTGCCACGCAAGAGGCCTATGCCTTTGTGCGCAAGTGGCGTGATTCCAGGTTGCTGCCCATGAAGGGCGTGGCCCGGGGCGCTGCATTGGTCGGATTGCCGACGGCGGTGGACATGACCGTGGGCGGCAAGAAGCTGCGCCGGGGTGTTCGGGTCTATTCGGTGGTGGGTGGCATTGCCAAGCTGGAGTTCTACAACCACCTGCGCAAGACCATGGAAGTGACCGAAGACGGCGAGATCCTGTATCCCGCTGGGTACATCCATTTGCCCAAGGTCGATGCCGAGTTTGTGCAGCAGTTGTGCTCAGAGCAGTTGGTCACGCGCAGGGACCGTAATGGTTATCCGGTGCGTGAGTGGCAAAAGATCCGCGAACGCAACGAGGCACTTGATTGCTACGTTTATGCACGGGCAGCAGCGAGCCTCGCTGGTCTTGACCGATACGAAGAACGTCATTGGCGCGAATTGGAAAAACCGCTAGGTGTTACAGGGCCACCTGAAGACGCCCAATCAACCACGCAAGAAGCCACCCCCAGCGGTGGCTTTGTTGTTTCTAAAGGACCACAACGCGGCAGGCGCTTGATTCGCAGCCGGTGGATGAACTGATGACGACCTATACCCTTGAACATGCCCAAGCACTGCGAGAAGCCATTGCCAGTGGTGAGCATCGGGTGACCTACGACGGCAAAACCATCGAGTACCGCACGGTCTCCGATCTCAAACTGGCCTTGGCCGAAGTAGAGGCGGCGCTCGCGTCAAACAGCGGCAAAACCAAGACTCGCCAGATCCGTGTCACCACGACCAAAGGGTTCTGAGATGGCCTTTTGGAAAAAACTCACGGCCTATGTGGGCTGGAATTCCGTTCATGAGGCCGCTGGCTCAGGCCGCAGGTCTCGTGTCTGGAATCCTGGTGATCCGGGAGCTGTCTCGGCAATGCTGGCCACGGGCAACCAACTGCGGGTCAAGTCTCGGGACCTGGTGCGGCGAAACGCCTGGGCGGCCAACGCGGTCGACAGCTTTGTCTCCAATGCCATCGGCACGGGGATCAAGCCGCAATCCTTGGTGGATGACCCCAAGTTCCGGGAGAAGGTTCATGCGCTGTGGTGGCAGTGGGTGGAGGAGGCAGACAGCAACAACCTCACCGATTTCTACGGCCTGCAGTCACTTGCTTGCCGGGCGATGGTCGAAGGCGGCGAATGCCTGATCCGCATCCGCAATCGGCGGCAAGAGGATGGCCTGAGTGTGCCGATCCAGTTACAGATTCTGGAGCCCGAGCACCTACCTTTGAGCCTGAACACGATCAGTGCATCGGGCAACCCGATCCGCAGCGGCATCGAGTTCGATGCACTTGGCCGTCGGGTGACCTATCACCTGTACCGCGAGCATCCGGGTGACCCGAGCCTGACGGTCAATGGCAACGACCTGGTGCC